CGGTAGTTAATGCTTCACAATCGGTTATTTCAAGTTTAGCGCAAGCGCCAGTCGCTATTGGTCTAGTACCAAATCCTATAGGGATTGCATCTTTAGCATTAGCATTAAGTTCTGGTGCAGCTAGTATTGCAGCGATAGCTAAGACAACTTTTAATAGTGGTGCTGGAAGTGTTGCTAAACCGTCTGGCGGTGGTGGTGGCTCACAAGCACCAGCTTTTAATGTGGTAGGAGCGAGTGGAACAGACCAATTAGGAGATGCAATAGCTGGACAATCACAAAGACCAGCTAGAGCATACGTTGTAAGTAGCGATGTAACTACAGCCCAGCAATTAGACAGAAACATTATAGAGGGTGCAAGTATTTAAGCATCAAAACGTAAATACAATTAAAAAAGTCGTTATATATATATGAAAATTATTGAACTAATTTTAGATGAAGAAGATTTTGAAACTGGTGTTGAAGCAATATCAATAGTTGAAAGTCCAGCAATAGAGAGTGATTTTGTAGCTTTAAAAAACCAAGAGATAAAACTAGCTGAGGTTGACACAGAGAAAAAAATCTTAATGGGAGCATTATTAATACCTAACAAACCAATATACAGACTAGGCGAAGAGGGTGAGTATTACATTTATTTTTCCAAAGAAACGATCTGTAAAGCATCACAACTATTTTTACAGAACGGCAACCAAAGCAATTCTACCTTAGAACACTCAGAGGTGCTTAATGGTTTAACTTTAGTTGAGAGCTGGTTAGTTGAAGACAAAGAAAAAGACAAGTCTGCATTATATGGATTGGACGTGCCTTTAGGAACTTGGATGGGCTCTGTTAAAGTAAATAACGATGAGGTTTGGAATGAGTTTGTAAAAACTAAAAAAGTCAAAGGCTTTTCAATCGAGGGGTATTTTGCAGATAAAATAGAGAAACCAAAAGAAAAGTCAGAAGAACTGGCTGGACAACTACTAAGTCAAATTAAACAAATAATAAAATGAAAACAAACTTAAACAAGGTGTATAGGAATATGCCTAGAAAAATAAACTTGTCAGTCGCTGCAGATTTACAAGATGCGTATGAGGAATACACAAATCTTATTTTAAGACACGATGCAGCTTTAGAAGAGTTAACAGAAAGCACTATAAAAGTTAGGGAGGCACAACAACAATTAGATTTTGATATTGATGTAGAACAAGATTTATTTGATGTTTTATTAAAATCTCAAAATGATGTTTCAGAAATTTTAGGTAATTTAGAAACAAAGGTTGGCGAACTTGGTTTTGCTCCTAGTGATTTATTCCCAGAATATCAAGAGCTTGTATACGCACTTGACAAGGTAGATGACATAGTTAATAAAAGAAATAATATATAAAATATGAAAACAAGATTAAGCAAGGTATATGAGAATATGCCAAAGAAAAAAAGAGTTACAAAACTCACATTAATAACTGATATTGATAATTTCTTTAGTAGCGCACCAGACCCCGCAGCTGACAAAAGCGAGATAAATAGTGTTTTGGCACAAGGCGAAAAACTTTTAACTGCATTAGAAGATGCACAAAGAGAATTAAATAACTATTCTCAAGTTATATATGGAGAGTCTTGGATGCCAGAGGGACACTATATGAGTTATAGAAGTGAAGCACAATCTCTTGCAGAAGATTTACAACAAAAACTAGAAGACATAGGTCTTGCTGGCGACAATAATTTTCCAGAAATTAATGAGTTAGAAGTTTATGCAGAAGATTTAGAAGATTTAAAACTATTAAATGCAGAGCAAGGCAGACAATGGGACTTAATAATTACTGAAATTAATAGCATTAACGATAGTTCAATTACATAATGCAGAGAAACAATAAAAATAACAAAACCTTTATACCTAGCCGAACATCTCCAGAGGGGGGTGGCAGAGGTTGTCTATGCAAGGATAAAGACACATATTCTAGCAAATGTTGTGACGGCTCTATGATAGCGCAAGGCATCGGAGTAATAACAAAAACATAATGAAAACGTAAATAATAAATTTTTAATCGTTATATATATATGAAAAATACAAGAATGCTAAATGAAATTAGAACACTTTTAAACTTGGAGGTAAAACTTGAAGAGCAAAAGTTAGAGAACGGCACTACAATTAGTGCAGATGAGTTCTCAAAAGGTAATGAAGTCTTTATTCTAACAGACGATGAGAAAGTTGCTATGCCAGTAGGAGAATACATACTGGAAGACGGCAGACTTTTAGTTGTTGAGGAAGAGGGTGTAATTGCAGACCTTAGAGATGTTTCAGACGATGTGCCAGCAAAAGAAGAGGCTGGAACAGAAAAGGAAGAAACAGAAGACTTAGATGAAACAATAGAAACTGAAGTACCAGCCGAGGTTGTGCCAGAAGTAGAAGCAATTATAGAAGCAGTAGTTGAGGTTATTGCTCCAGTAATTGAAGAAGTTAAGTCTGAAATCGAAGAACTTAAAAAGAAGTTTGGAGATATGAAAAAATACGAGGACAAAGAAAAAGAAGACAAGAAAAAGGAAGAGATGTCTGCTTCAAGAAGACCAATAAGACACAATCCAGAAGCAAAGTCTGCACAAAAAAAACAAGTGCAATTTGGTAAAGGACAATTTACAACAACACTTGATAGAGTACTAAACAAATTAAATAAATAAAATGAAAAAAAGAAACGTAAATTTAGCAACAACGACTAACATCACTACAACTTATGCTGGAGAATTTGCTGGCGAATATATCGCAGCGGCATTATTGTCTGCATCAACAATAGATGACGGTGGTTTAACAGTAAAGGCAAATATTGCTTTTAAGGAAGTAATTAAGAAATTGGCAACAGACGCATTAGTAAAATCTGCTACTTGTGATTTTGACCCAACATCTACTATCACATTAACTGAAAGAATTATTGAGCCTAAAGAATTGCAAGTAAACCTACAACTATGTAAGTATGACTTCGTGAACGACTGGGAGGCACAATCAATGGGTTATGGTCTTGGACAGACTTTGCCACCAAAATTCTCTGATTTCTTAATTGCTCACGTAGCATCGGAAGTAGCACAAAATACTGAGTTATGTATTTGGCAAGGAGATACTGCAGCTGCAGCTAACAATTCATTCGATGGTTTTGAAAAACTAATCGCAGCTTCTGCAGCGGCTGGGGACATTCCAGCGGGACAACAAGTAGGAGCGGTAGCTGGTGGTTTAAATGCAGCTAACATTATTACTGAGTTAGGAAGAGCAGTAGATGCAATTCCAGCAGCGCTTTATGGAAAAGAGGACTTATTTATATACATTGGACAAGAAGCAGCTAAACTATATGTACAAGCACTAGGAGGTTTTGCAGCTAATGGTTTAGGAGCAAATGGTGTTAACAATATGGGAACACAATGGTGGAACAACGGAAGTCTTACTGTGAATGGAGTGAAGATATTTGTTTGTCCAGGCTTATCAGCTAACAAAATGTATGTAGCACAACGTAGCAACTTATACTTTGGAACTGGGTTACTAAATTCTACTCAAGAAGTACGTGTACTAGAT